CCTGGAGAAACCCATAAAATATTTTTACCTGATTCACCACTCCATAGTACATCTAATCCGTCAGTTGTTAAAACTGATCCTGGCATACCGACAGGTAACCTTGATACACCACCAGAACTTTCAAATAATAAATCTCCTCTTGTAGTTAATACGGCAGCAGTATCTCCTTGAGCAAGAATTGTCCAAACGGTTGCGTCTGAACCAGGAGTTACGTTTACTTGTCTGTCTTTTAATTGTATGTATGAGTTTGAAGAATATCTTACAACATCACCAACATTATAAGTTGTAGCGGCGTCATAAGTACCTCTCCATTTAAATCCTTCTACGACCGTTTTCCAATAAGTTGAATTTACGGTACCATCTGCGTCAGCAGGATATTGATTTGTACCATTTAAAATTGCAACGTATGAATTACCACCATACTGAACCGTATCACCAGTTTTGTATGCTGTACCGTGTACATAAACACCAGTTGCATTGAAACCAGTAGTTACTACATCCCAAGTAGCATTGTCGGCAGGTGTTTGTCCTGCGGCTTCTTCAGCAGCAACATATACGTAAGAATATCCTCCGTAAGTTACAACGTCACCTTTTGAGTAAACGGTACTTGCGTTATAAGAATCTTCAAATTGTAAACCTTCAGAATAGATTGAGAAATTTGCCTGAGCAAAATCATCAGCAGTTGCGCCTGAAGTGTGAGCAGTTGTACATCTATATTGGTAAGAACCAAATTTAACAATATCATCTAATCTGTAATATTGTGTAGTTGTCCAATCACCTAAAAATGCTAAACCTTCACTATAAAGTGTAAATTTAGATAAGTCTATATTAATGTCACCACCTGAAGCAGATGTGTGTTCAGTTGTGACTCTGTATGTTCTTCCCCCATACTTAACTAGGTCGTTTAATCTGTATTGAGTTGAAGAAGCGTAATCACCTCTAAAAGTGATACCGTCTGAATATTGTTCAAATTTTGATTGGTCTAAAACTGCACTTGAAGAAGTATGAGCAGTTGTAACTCGGTATTGTTTACCACCATAAGATACTAGGTCGTTTAATTTGTACCAAGTTGAATTTGCGTAAGCACCTTTGTAGTAAAAAGATTCTCCGTGTAGTTGCCAGTTTGTAGTGTATGTTGCAGGAGATGTGTAAAATATGTTTTCGTTATTTGGCGATGTATGGTTTGCTATACAAACATATGTATTACCACCGTACTTAACTATGTCGTCTATAACGTAGCCTGTACTAGTTTGCCAATCACCTCTCCATTTAAATTTAAGTCGTCCTAGTTTAAAATCTGCCATTTTTTTCCCTAATTAGTCATTTCTATACTGCACTTTGATATGATGTAGTTGTAGAAACTGCCGTTGTGTCTTCAAAAGTATCAAAATCGTCTGAACTCTCAGCGGTTCTTGTTACTCCTGCATTTACTCTTTTTACTAAATCTCCACTAGTATTATTTATAAGAAAAGTAGTGGTAGGATTTACTGAAAAGTTAATTTGTTGAAATCTATCACTATCATTATTGTAGTATCTTTTCTTAACCGTACCTATAACTATACTCAATCCTGTCTTTGGAATTAGAGTAAAAGTAACTACGGTATTATTAACTAAACTGAAGTCTGAAAATGGTACTTGTTGAACACCATCTAAAAATACTGCAATCCTTGACTCATTTAATACTGGAACTGATATAGTAAATTGATATGCTGAACCATCTGTTGTAAAATAGTTAACATCATACATTTCTAATCTTTCATCAACATAATCTGTTTCTGATCTTCCTACAAAATCAGACTTACCATCTTCGTAAAATTTTGATACTTCAATTGTTTCATTACCTTTGTTAGGATTTACTGAAGTTAGATATAACATACCATCTTTTGTTCGTCTAATTCCGTTAAAAGATTTCTGTTTTACTGAAGCAGCAGGTGTGTGATCTACTAAATATGCCATTTTCTCTATTTATATTTCTACGTTAATTCAAGGATACTTGCGTATGCCTCAACATCTACTGAAGACGAATCAGGATTTGGGTCAGCAACAATTCTTACTATGTCGTTGTTTTCTAAATTAACTGGTTTGTCTAAAGTTAATGTATTGTTTGGCGGAACTTCTAAACTTTTACCTATGTGATAAAAAGTAGAACCACCATCAGTTGTTACTTTTACATTTACGGTAGCACTAGCAGTTGTACTCTTATTTGAAATATATAATGCGTGAATTACAGCAGTTGCACTTGCACCAGCCGTAAATAAATTACCAGCAGACGTATCTACTACTGGAACGGTTATTCCTGCATTTTTAAATGTACTTGCCATTATTAACTACCGAATACTATTGAAAACGCTAATGAGTCTCCAAGCATAGCAACATCTCCATCTGCGTCTGGAAAAGTTATTGTTCTATCACCTGTAGGTTCCTGAACCGTTAGAGTTGTTTCGTATGCGTTTTCTTGGTAACCTTCAAAAATTATATTTGCACCGTTTAATGTAATATCATTACTTGTAACTGCACCTGCATTTGTAACTGCCTGTAAAGTTACAGCACCAGCACCACCAACTTCTTTTACAACGCCTCCAGATGTTTTAGTATATAACTTACCATCTGTTACGTTCATTGCCAATTCGTGTACTTCTAAAGCAGCAGCACCTGGAATTTGACTTGGTGTTTCTGATCGTTTTGGTTTTATTACGGTTGCCACTAGAATGTACCTCCGTCAACCGTACTAACTTCTACATCACCTGAAGTTACCGTAAAATTATTTGAGTTAAATTTTGCAACACCTTTGTTTGAGTTTGAAGCGTCTTCACCCTCAATTTTAATTGTGTTGTTATCAACAATAGTGTTAACTCCTTCACCTGCTAAAAATTCTAAATTTTCTTCTAAATAAACTCTTCCTGTTGTAGAAGTTTCATCTGTTAAAGTTATAAATGGATTTGCAAGTTTAGATGTTTGAATTGAACCACCTAACATAGCATTAGTTACTCCTAATGCCTTAACTCTTAATGCGTCTGTACTTACTTCAATTGAAGAATTGTCAACTTCAACATCTAATTGGTTACCATCTTTTGATAAAGCGGCACCAGCAGTTATTTGACCTGCACCAGAGAATTGTGATACATCTAAATTAGTTGTTCCAAAAGTAGGAGCACCTGTATGTGTAAATGTATAACCATTGTTAGCATTTAAAACACCTTCTTCAACGAATACGAAAGCACCACCTGATAATTCAGCAGGTTGATCTTCTGGAGTTGCTCTTGTTAATACCCAATTTGTAGAAGCACCACCAACATTTGTAACCGTGTAAATACCGTTTTGAGTAGCGTCTGTTTGATCTTTAACTAAAACTCTATCGTTTAAATTAGCAGCAGTTGAGTCAAGTGTTAATGTTCCTTGTGTGCCTGAATTAGTTAATGTTGCACCAACACCAGCAGTACCGTTATTATAAGTTGCTGATAAGTTAGCCGTTGTTGCAATTTTACAAGATGGTTTAGTATCTAAACCTTGTGCAACTTGGTCAACATACATTTTGTTTGCAAGTGAATTATCTGTAAATCCTGCTCTGTCTTCATAACCTGATGGTACAACTACCGTACCTGTACCGTGAGGTGTTAAAGTAATGTCTTTATTACCTGCTGTTGTAGTTATTGTTTGACCATTTAATGTAAGATCATCTACAACTAAAGAAGTTAAACCTGAAATATCTGTTGTAGCAGCGGCACCTAAAGTTAATGTTTGAGCACCTAAAGATACTTGCGGATTTGCTATATTAGCATTTGTAATTCCAGCAGTACCAGATAAGTTAGCGTTTGTTAATGCTGTAGCAGTTACCGTTACCGTATTATCAGTAACCGTTTGTGTCATACCACCTGTACCTGCGAAAGTTAATGTTTCGGAAGTATTGTATGTATCTGTTCCTGTATCACCTGCTAAATTAATAAATTGATTAACGGTATCAAAATCTAAATTTCCTGATCCATCAGTTTTTAAGAACTGACCAGCAGTACCGTCACCATCAGGTAAAACAAAAGTTTGAGAAGCTGTTACTGCATTAGGAGATTTAATTCCTATGTAGTTAGTACCGTTATTAGTACCTTCGTTAAATCTAACTTCACCACCTGCTGTTAGTGAGTTACCTACGTTTAATGTATCTATTGCTAAGTTTGAATCTGCAATGATAGCTGAATTTCCTGTCAACGTACCTTGTACGTGATCTAACATATCTGTAAAATACTGACCTCCGATTACTGATACGTTATTTGCGTCACCGTTACCGTCAACGCCACCTTCACCTATAAAGATTCTATCTCCTAGGTTATTTTGTGCGCCTGTTCCATAAGTGTATGCTAATTCACCAAGTTTAAGTGTTGCTGGTGCTGAAGTTGCCGAACTTCTTTTAATCTGTATTACCGTTGCCATATGTTACTCTCTAAAATGATCCGCCGTTAAAAGTTAAAGTACCAGTAGTGGTTACAATTTCGTTTCTACTTACGAACTTACCATCACTAGCTCTGTATTGTAATAATGCACCATCATTTAAAGAAGTTACGTCAACGTCACCTAATAATTTTAAAGAAAGAGAGCTATTTTGTAGTGAAGTACCTGAAGGCAGGGTTACTGAAACTTTTTTGGGTCCGCTTCCAGTAGAAGCATTAATTTTTGCTGTAATACTTGCCATAAACCTCTCTCTTTTGTTATATTTATAATACTTTTATTATGTAGTTACGTTAGGTCTTACCGTGATTAAACCCTCAATTACTCTAGTTACCGTACCTGTGGAAGTCTGTGTAATTTCTACATCATACACATATCTTTCTGCGTCTAAAGCAGCCGTTTGAGCAGCCGTCATTGACAGAGCAACTACTCCTGAAGTAGCGTCTGTGGCAATAACTGAAGTCAATGACGTTCTTGTTCTAGTTGACGCATAACCTTTTGCCATCTTCGCTTCTGTTGTATATCCAGTTAAATTAAATGCGTTTCCGTTTGCGTCTTTTACGGTTACGTCTGAACTGAAATTAGCGCCTTGATCTATTATTAAATTAGCTATTGCTGCCATTGTCTTCTTTTATTGGTTGAACTTTCTCTTCCTTCATCAATTCTATAATTTTTTTGTTATAAAATTCAGTAAGAACTTCAATTTTTTCCAACTCAACATTGTGTCTGACTTTAGAAGCCTCAATCTCTTGTCTAGCAACGATTCTATTTCTTAATCCTATACTAAACTTCGTTTCATCATATACTTTACCATCTATTACTATTGACATTATATTCTCCTCGTGTTATAATATATACTATATTTATAACAGAATAAATAAGACTATGAGACCTTTGATACATTTAAATTATCCTATTAATAAAGACATTTTATTACTAGAATCTGACAAAGCAAGAAAGACTGCTAAACCTTGGCACCATAAGAATGAAGTTACAGCAGGACCTAATTGGTTAGTATCATATTATACAAGTGATTATATTGACAATATTATGAAAGAATTAAATATTATAGGCAGTCCTAGATTCTTCTTTCAACAACCACATTTTCACTTAAAACCACATAGAGATTATGGAACTCAATGTGCTGTAAATATAATATTAAACGGAACAACTCCTATTAATATTGAAGGTAAAGAATATGTGTACTCTCAAGCATTAGTTAATGTACAAAGAGAACACTCTATAAAGACAGATAATGAAGAAAGAATTATGTTAAAATTTTCTATTAAAGATAAATCATTTGAAGAAGTTTTGAAAGATATGAATTATGTTGTGTCATCTTAATTATAAAATAGATAAAGAATATTGGAAAAATATCTTTTTTGAAAATATAGAAAAAG